GGTATAAAAAACCCCGCTGGTGGGCGGGGTTAATCCATCTTATATTAGGGGCAAGGTGGCAATGCCCGATCCAGATATGTATTCGTGCTGTTCTACTGGCTCAATTAGCACCCCTCCTGTTTAAAGTCTGGAGGGAAGACTCTGGGCTGTTAGTCTAGTTGATCGACTAGGGACTGTAGGTCGTTTTTAGTAGCCTTAACAAGTGAAGGTATTTCAATATCGAAGTGTCCTTCAATCTGTGCTACCAATTCGCTCTTGTGTACGATCTTCGCACCTGTCTTAGTTACCTTAGCCTCAGTCTTGTAGAGGTTCAAAGAAACCAACTTAGCCACAATAGACTTAGTAGATCGTCCTAGCTGGGTAGCCATAGCAGTAACAAATTCTTTGTTAGTGCCTTCTTTAGTAGCGTAGCCTGATACTAGGTCTGCGACCATTTCGTCTGTGTAGTTTTTTGGGGTGATCTGTGTCATATTTTTCTCCTATGGGTGTATGGTTATATTATTTTTCTCGATTTCTTAATAACAATTATACGCTTGTTTGGATCAGTTGTCAAGAGTTTTTTTCGAAATTTACAGGCAAAATTTACAGTTTTTCATATTATGAAAAAATTGAGAAAAATCGAAAAAACTTCTTGACAAAATGTCGCGACTCTGGTATAATCGGCGCAGGTAGCCACTTCGGCGCGTCGCGCCACTTAGGCACTTTGGCGCAGCTGCGCACTTAGGCGCGAAGCGCATTATTATTATATAATAATATTCTAATATAGATTTAAGATAAGAATATTATAATATAATAATATAGATGTTGAATTAAATTCAAGTCAAGTTGAATATTTTTCTCTTGACATCGTTCCTATCTGTGGTATAATTATGGTATGGTGGGAGAGCCAAGTCAAAATCGGCGCAGCGAGAATGAGAATCATTCTCATTTGGAAAGGTGGGGGATTTTCACCCCCTTGAGGTTTAATTTTCCAAATTCATAACCAGTTTTTCTAAGTCATTTTTGGTGGCTTTAACCAGAGATGGCATTTCAAGATTATAATGCTCATTGATGATTTTAACCAAATCTGATTTAGATATCAATTTTCCAGTTTTTGCAACCCTTTCAATTTTTTTGTAAATTCCAAGTTGGCAAAGTTTGGCTGTAATTGACCTTGTAGATTTTCCTAAATCTATCGCCAAATCTGAAACCGTCTGGCGTGTTGGGTTCAATTTGTATTCAGCCATCAATTTGGCTTCCATTTCCTTTGTATAATTTTTTGTGATTGTAGTCATAATATTTACCTCTTTAAATGTGTAATAGAGTCATTTCTATTTACAAGGTAATTATCTCATATTATTAGCCAAAAGTCAAGTTTTTTTATCGAAAAAAATTCACTATAAGTTGAATATTTTTCAACATTTTTTCTTGACATTTCGTGGGTTCTGTGGTAAAATCGGCGCATATAAGAGAATTGGTATATAATAATATTCTAATATTGGCTTCGGCGCCGCCAAATGAGAATGGTTCTCATTTGGGGGTTCTGTATTAAATCGCCTTGAAGTGGTCTTTCAATTGAACATCTCGCCAATTGAATGATATTCCACCCTCTAGCAAATCGTTTTTGGTTTCGGTCTTGAGTAATCTCTTTAATATTAGAAGTTCATAGTATATGATATCTTCCAATGCCGTATGAGGTTCATCAGCCAAATCAGTATCACCAGTAACGAATTTTGTCATAACCTCTGCATTAGTTTGAAATGACATATTCCCTTTATTCGTGCGATTATTAAAGGCATGAATTGATAATGCAAAATTCTTATATGGTTTAGTCATAGAGAATTTATTGTATGCTACACGCCATAGGCAAAAGGAATTTTCAAACATTGATAAATCAATGCCCGTCTTATTGCATTTGTCTATATCAAAGGGTAGATTATAAGCCGTTAGCATAGGGTTATATTTTCCTGCTACCCTATTTAACCAATTATTAATAGCATTGACAGACGCTAACATACGAGTGCCATCGTCAAGCATTTGATTGTATCGGTCAATGCGTCTATCTCTGCCTTGCTTTGACCAAATACCCTCGTCATCATTAGCATTATAAAATAGTGCGTCTGTACCAAATGCACCCCTAACCAATACACCACATTGAGTCTGTATGTTGCCACATCTATCGACAACAACAGCCCCGAAGTCAGCGACCTTGTCGCTGACAGTGGTTTCAGTATCTATAATTAAATAGTAATCTTTTTTCATACCAATCCTAGATAATCATAGATAGTGAATAACAGAATCAAATTACCTATAATACCGATTGTATTACCAACAGTGTATAAGGTATCATTAGCATTGATTGACCTAATTAGATATAGTGTAAGACCTAACAAAGTTAGATACACAGACGCTAATGGTGTAGTTGAACCTGTATCGATTGATGATATAATCGCTGGTATAGAGTTGAATTGCAAACAAGCCAAACCAACCCAACCAGCCATCTCATAGCGATTGAAGTTTATTAACCTTTCTTTCATTTTATTCATATATTTTAACCTCTTTAAAATGTAACAGAATCATTTCTATTTACAAGGTAATTATCTCATATAACCCTCAATAAGTCAAGCGTTTTAGTTGAATAATATTCAACATAAGTTGAATTTATTTCTATAAATAAATGTAAATAAATGTTGACAAAGCATTATTTTGTGCTATAATATATGTAAGTTAAATAGAAAAAGGAGTTAAAAATGTTTGAGGTAATCGCAGTTTCAATGTTCATTTTAGCAAGTAGTTTCGTAGTTTGGTTAGCGTGGGAATTATCACCTTGGAAAATGTTCCCCGAGGATTACAAAAAATGAAGAACATTTTAGTAATCATATTAGTAATCGTTAATATTCTTATCTGGGGTTCCATAGTATATTAGGAACCCCTAATATGGGGCGGTTAGCAGACCTTGAAATCTGCCCGTTGGCTGGACACCCCAACACGTACTACTTGGGAAAAATTCGAAACTCGATAACGGTGTATAAATAAGACTACTTTCGAGTTTAACAGGCATACTCAATTTAAAAAAATTTTTTTCAAATAACCTACGAAAAACATTCCTTGACTTCATGCCAAAAATTTGATATAATATCGAGATAATTGGAGAAATAAATGAATAATTTAGCAAAAATTGAAGAAGCGCACATTTCTCCAGAGGGTCTGGAAATTGCGAACACTTACTTAAAGACCACGTCTGTCGCAGAGACAGCCTCTTCATTGGGTGTGACTCAGGATGAAGTAAGTAAGTACTTAAATCAACGGGAAGTAAAAAAATATGTTGATACGGTGTATCTGGATGTCGGGTACAGAAATAGGTTCACGCTAGCCGCAACTTTAGATGATATTATTAAAAAGAAGCTAGAGGAATTAGATGAAGCTGACATGACATCAAACAAGGATATTGCAGAATTACTTCAAATGGCTCACAAAATGCGTGTTGATGAAATGAAAATTCAAACAGACACGGCCAAAGCCGAACAATCTAGTATCAAGAGTCAAACTAATGTTCAGATTAATGATAACTCTACTTTCGGTGAGGGTAATTATGGTGAGTTAATGAAAAAATTACTGGAGTCAGGTTAATGAATCAGGGCAAATTCAACACAATAAAAAGAGCCTTCTTAGGATTATCTAAAGAGGAGTATGTTTCTGCATATCCCTCTCTTACTGAGGAGCAACTAAAAATTTTAATAGAAGGAGAGGCAAATGAGCCAAGCAGAGAGAGCCTACAAAGTACTACAACAACTAACTGGAGAAAAGCAACCGCCAAGTGGCGAGGAGTTTGATAGCTGGACACTAAGAGTAGTTGAATTATTAGTTACAGAACTAAATAAAGTAAAACTTGAAGTAGCGAAACTGAAAAAAGGAACAAAATGAAACTAGAAAAAATTAAACGTAAAATTGCAGAGGGACTAACAGACGAAGAAGTATCTAATATTTCCGGTATATCAGTAGAAGAGGTTGCAAACTTGCGTGCTCCAAAGAAGCCTGCTCCTGTTGTAAAGAAACCTTCTCCAAAACTTAACAAACGAAAAAAAGGATAGTAATATGCAATCAACAGAAAAATGGCACCTATCCAAGGCGATCAGTGTTAGTCACCTCGCTACAACTTTCGCTCTAGTATTAGCAGGAGTAATTTACATAACCAATATTGAAAAGAACGTAGCAGTTTTAGAATCGCAATTAGCTAATGTACAAATGCAAATAGACTCTTTACAAAAAACGCATGGTGAAATGTTCGCTAAAATAGACAAAAAACTAGATCAAATGATTGATATTATACATGGGTATCAACTAAAGCAAAAATGACCGCTCAAGTAAAACTAGATGCAGAATGGGTAGATTTAGTATACAAAACCTGTTCAGAAGCTATTCTAGTTTTAAACCCTAATCGTACTTACTTAACCCCCGACGATGAGGGTCTATTAAATTTGAGTGAAGTTGTTGTTCTCCTATACGAAGAATTACATAAGGACCCGAACTATCAACTGCCTCACGGCAAAGATATGCGTAGGGTTCTCCACTAATTTAAGCAATCATAATCGTGATTCTTAGATACTGTATTAAAAACTTTCGGGGAGTTTTAAATACTTTTATTCTACCCTCTTCGTAAGGGGAGGGTATACTTAATATGAAGATATATATAGTAACAACTATACTACTTACTTTATTATCAGGGTGTAGTACAACTTTTCCTGATAAACCACATTGTGTGTACCCCTTATGCATTACAATATAATTTCAAATGAAAACTGAAATCTTAATCGGAGCCTTGGCGCTCTCCTTATCCAGTTGTGCTTTATTCGATATAAAGTCACTAAAACCCCATAACTTAGTAAAAACTACCGCAACTACGGCTGTAACTTATACAGTTGCAGGACCTATACCTGCGTTAGCGAATTTACTAACTTCGGTTACTGTAGATGAGGTCCTACCGGAAGAGTCGAGTATATCGCAAATCGAAGAAGGGAACAAAGAACAAATGACAGCATATATAGCAGAAAATATTACAACCACTATCCTGTATGCAATTATAGGATTCCTAGTCTTTACAAACGTAATCGGTCCTTGGGCCGCACAGAGAAGGGCTAGACGTAAGGCGGAAGCAGCAGCAGAAGATCGTAGACGTAGAGATAAGTATGATGCTATGAAAGCAGAACTAAAGGCACGTCGCTCGCAAGACTAAGAAGTGGACGTATTTGATATAATTATTAGTACCGTTGGAATACTGTACGTAATTCAACTTACTTATGCTATTTGGTATTTATGAATGAATAAAAAAACTCATAGGAACATAAAGAAAGAGATACAATTAGAACACATAAAACAAAAGTTACAAATTATAAATAAAAAGAAAGGAGCTAGAAAGTCAGTAAAAGATATTAAGAAAAAGACTAGTCTAGTAAAGAGTTTAAAAAACTTGAAGAAGCGATTATTGAGGAAGAGGTATTAAATGACCATTATAGAAATAGAGGAACTTGTTATCGGATTATTATTTCTATTAGGAATATGGATAGCTTTCGGAGAAGCCGGTGAGTGATGAGGTATTAGATATACAACAGACTGTTGGTGATGTTGGGGGCGATTTCACAAAAACTATTGTCATGGGTGATAACGAATTCGGAGATGATGGTAGTGGCGCAGAAATGGGGGATGTTGAGGCAGTAATAGAGCTGACTTACAACATATTCCAGTATATACCCGAATTAATTTTTGTATCTGTATACGGGTTACTAATGTACGCTTCTATACTTTGGATTGCTAAGAAGATTAAGTGAAAAAGTTAAGTATTGTACTTCCTTTACTATTAACTTTTTTATTAACCTTTTTCCATTACGAAGATGGTAGTCTTGTAGAGATTGCAAGATTAAAACAATTTGATTTATTACAGCAAACGGATAAGCCTGTAAAATCACAAGCTATTGGTGTTCTTACGATAGATGAGGAAGCGATAGAGAAGTACGGACAGTGGCCTTGGTCACGAGAAGTATTGGGGGAGTTAATTTGGAAACTAAGGGAAGTAGGAGCAGGCATAATCGTCGTTCCTATATTATTCTCAGAGGAAGACAGGTTAGGAGGAGATGAGAAGTTTGCCGACGCGTTATACCAGAATGGCATAGTCATTGCTCAAGTTGGTTCTAGTCAAGTTAATAAAAACGGAGTACCAAGAGGGGTAGCGAAGATAGGCGACCCGATTCCTTTTCTTTTTGAATGGGGTGGGATGCTTGGGCCGATACCTCTACTAGGGCAGACTGCAGAAGGAGTAGGTGTACTAAACACCGTTCCTGAAATTGATGGTGTAGTTCGTCGCCTACCTCTTATGATGAGTATAGGGAATGAAGTTTATCCCTCTATAGCGGTAGAAGTACTTAGGGTTGCAACAGGTAACCCCTCTTATCAAGTGAAAGCCAATGCGGGAGGAGTTTCTGCAGTTAGAGTTAAAGGCTTCCCGATAATGAAAACTGACCAGAATGCAAGAATCTGGATAAGGTGGAATAAAGAGTTTGATCAAATCTCTGCCGCTTCCACCGACTTATCTACCTTTGAGGGTAGAACCGTATTAATAGGAGCAACTGCCGAAGGTATTGGTGGAATGATTGCTTCTCCTACAGGTCCGAAGTATAACTTTATACCTGCAGCAGTTTCCCTTCAAACATTATTAGAAGGTGAAACAATACAAAGACCTTATTGGTCTAAGACCGCAGAATTATTAACGACATTATTATTAGGTCTACTTATTGTCGTTTTAGCAAGATTTGCTCCTTATTGGTTGATAGGAGTATTTTTTGTAGCTGATATAGGGGCACTCGTTTATGGCTCTATATATGCATGGCAGAATTACTTATATCTTTTAGATATAACAATGGCTTTAGCTGTTACGTTCTTAGTAGGACTAACGGCAGTGTTTGGTAGGTTCATATTAGAATTTAAAGCCAAACAATTAATTAAAAAACAATTTGAACACTACTTAGACCCAAGACAGGTTGCTATACTACAAAAGAATCCTGGTATGTTAAAACTTGGGGGAGATAGGAAAGAAATGTCATTTTTGTTTTCTGATATTGTAGGATTTACTCCAATATCAGAATACTTTAAAAACAATGATGACCCAGAAGGGTTATGTGAATTAATAAATGATTACTTGGATAGAATGACAAGAATCATAAATGATAATGGTGGTTGTGTAGACAAGTATATGGGGGACTGTATTATGGCATTTTGGAATGCGCCAGTACCTTGTGAGAACCACGCTGAAATGGCCGTAAAGAGTTCTATAGAGATTGCAATAGAAACAGATAAACTAAAAGCTGAATTGCAAGCTAGAGGACTGCCAGAAATTAAAATAGGTTCTGGAGTAAATACTGGAGATTGTATTGTAGGCAACATGGGGTCTAAAACAAGGTTTGATTACTCCTGTATAGGAGATGCAGTAAATTTAGCGGCAAGACTAGAGGCACAGACTAGACAATATCCTAATTGTACTACTCTTTATTCCTCTTACACTATGGAGCAGTTGCCAGATAATATGAAGTCAGTAGAGATTGATAAAGTTAAGGTAAAGGGTAAGGAAGAACTCGTTACTGTGTATTCGCCAACAGATTGATATGAAGTTTTTAGAACATCTTATTTATTTCTCCCTTGCACTTGCATTATACATATGGCTAGGAACAGTATTATAACGGAGTAATAAGATTGACATGGAGTTTTTAGAAAAATTTGTAATCTTTTGTTTAGCACTAGCACTAGTTGGAATATACATATGGTTGGAGATGGTACTATAATATGGGAGATTATTTAACTTTAATTAAAGATGTGGGGTTTCCTATAGTTGGAGCCGGAGGAGCTGGATATTTTGTATATCTAACACTTAATTTCATATTAGATGGTGTATTAGATGATATAAAGCTTCAACGACAATTTGCTCAAGCTCTTGACAATAGAGTGAAGACTATGAATAGTGAATTAATACGAATTGATGTAAAGATGTGTCAGGCATTCGGTATAAGACCTGATACAGATCGAATCGCGAGAGCAGATGGTAAGACTGATGCGAGGAGAGATTAATGGTTGTAGAGAATAGTATGACAATCGGTAGTATAATAAGTCAATATGGGTTTCCTATTATTGCGGCTTTTGCAATGGGTTACTTTATATACTTTATATGGACATGGGTATCTTCAAAAGTAGACCCTGTTATTGGTGAGTCACATATGACACTTATAGCACTTATTGATAGAGTAAGAATGTTGGATAATGACTTAATTAGGTTAAATGCTAAATTAGATATGATACTACAGGAGAGAGAACGAAATAATAATGAAAAATAAAATATTATTAGTCATTATAATGATTATACCTTTAGTACTGACAGTAAAAGCTAGTAACTTAACATTTGGGTTTAGCAACCCCTCTTTTAGTGGGGAAGGTTATTCCAGCCATGTACTCTCAATTGAACAACTTCAACATAATAGAACAGAAGGTGTAAAAGATGAGACAGCGGCAGCAAGTAAAGCAGCCGAAAGAGCAGCTAAGAATACTACTCTTGCTAAGTTTGTAACTAACGTTGAAAGCCGTATATTTGCAAACCTCTCTAAACAGATGGTTGACAATATGTTTGGTACTAATTGTACTGTAACGGAAGAAAATGAGTGCCCTCTTAGTGGGGAAGCAACTCTACCTGATGGCTCTACGGTTTATTGGATTAAAGATGAAACAGCAGAAACTATTACATTAACGGTTACCGATGCCTCTGGAAGCATAACTCAATTAATTGTACCAGTGGGTGACTTTAAGTTCTAATGGAATACGCTGCAGTAATTTTATTATCATGTTTGATGGGAGCTTGCTCTGTTAACCATACGACAGAAGCGATACAAGGTGAGATGCCTTTTGTACAAGGAACCCCAACTAAAACCTTGTTACAAGATATCCCCGATTTGATAAACGCACCAACAGATGGGCAGGGCAACCCAGTAAAGATTACAGTTGCTGTTTATAAGTTTCCTGATGCTACAGGGCAGAGAAAACAAGTTGGGTTATCAACAGCAGTTTCGCAAGGAGCTGATGTTTGGGTTATACAAGCATTGATGGCGGTTAGTGAGGGAGATTGGTTTACAGTTGTCGAAAGAGCGAGTTTAGATAATGTAGTTAAAGAACGACAACTAATTAGAAATACAAGAGAATTATATGACGGTTCTAAATTAAAAGATTCCCTAGAGCCAATGTTGTTTGCTGGGCTACTACTAGAAGGGGGTATTGTTGGATACGATACTAATACGACTTCCGGGGGTGCTGGTGCTAGATACTTTGGTTTGGGTTCACATGAAGAATATAGAACAGACCAAGTAACAGTATCTTTAAGACTTGTTGCTGTACAGACGGGAGAGATTTTACTAACCGTATCTTCGACTAAAACAATCGCAAGTACTAGTAACGGAGCAGACGTATTTAGATTTCTAGATTTAGGTACAAGAGCTTTAGAAATAGAATCAGGTAACGCAGCCAATGAACCGGTGAATTATGCGATTCGTACTGCGATTGAATATGCAGTTTTACAAATGGTACATGAAGGTAAAAATTTAGGGCTATGGAATTGGAAAGAACCAGCAACTACAGAGGAAGTTGCTAATAATGAAATAAATATGTTAAATTAGTAGATAATTGGATAGGGTATCCAATTACTAAAAAACAAGGAGAATAAAAATGGGAGAGTAACGTGAAATTTATAACTTTCTTTATCGTGTTAATGATGAGCTTGTCTTCTATGGCAACAAATAAGATTTATGTAACCCAGGCAGGTGCTTCACTTGTTTTTGATGTGTTACAAGACGGAGCGGGTAACTTAGTAGGTAATAGTACTACCGCTTCAACTGCTGATGGTTCAGCAACAAACTTTAATATAGACCAAGTAGGAGACAGTAACGTACTAACCTTCGATATACATGGTGATAGCTTCACAGGTACTTTTTCCACTACAGGTAATAGCAACAATGTAGACTTTAATTGTGATAGCGGTGATAGCACCTCAGGGTGTGATAGTGTTACGGCTACAATTACTCTTGTGGGTAACTCAAGTGATATTGACATTGATATAGGAGATACTACTTCCAAATCGGGTGATTCTTCTACTGTTACTATAACAGGTGCTTCTGGTACAGATAGCACAGTTGTTAGTGCCGCAATTGACGGTGTTAGTACTTTAGTAACAATAGTTGTTGATGGAGACACGAATAACTACTTACTTGATATTGATGATGATGGTGACGTAAATGGACATACGTGGATAAGTAACCAAACAGGTATTACCGCAGATGTCGACTTAGTTCAATCAGGTAGTTATGATAACTATGTTTCATATACTTCTGTTGGTGATTCTCAAAATATAGATATAAACCAAACAGCGGGCGGCACTGTTACTATGACGTCTTCTGGAAGTACTTCTGCTGCAGTTAAGACTATTAATATAAACCAGACTGCTCATGCAACCGCAACATTGGAGTTAGATGGAGCTGGGGGAACTTACGATATAGACCAAACTGCGGTTGCTACTATAGATTTAGACCAAACCGGCGCCAGTGCAGATTTTGTTATAAACCAAAGTTTAGCGGGATCGGTAGTAGATATGACAACTAATGGTGCAAGCGCAAATGTGGACATTATTCAAAGGCCTTAGTTTATTACTACTTAGTACTTCCGCCATAGCAAGTATTGGCTCAGTAACAAACTTTAGTGGTAGTGCTGCGATAGAACGTGATGAAGGGTTTGAAGTTCACGAAGTAAAGAAAGACCTTGGCGTAGAAATGTTAGATGTTGTTGCTACAGCTAAAGGCAAGGTACAAATAGATTTCATTGATGAAACTAGAGTTGATGTAACAGAGCATAGCCGTTTAGTAATTGACGATTTTGTATATGACCCAGCTTCTCAAGAGGGTTCTTTATCTTTAAAAGCTAGTTTGGGTACTATAAGATATGCAAGTGGACAAATAGCGAAGACTAGTCGTCAGAATGTAAAGATTACTACTCCTAGTGCTGTAATTGGTGTCCGTGGTACAGACTTCACAATGACAGTAGATGAAATTGGTGGTTCTACTATTATTCTTTTACCTTCTTGTGATACAAATGGTAATTGCTTTGTAGGAGAAATTTCGGTTGAGTCTGATGTTGGCATGGTTATTATGAATCAAGCGTTTCAGGCTACTACTGTATCTACAAGTGCGAGTAGACCTTTAAAGCCTGTTGTTTTAGACTTAGAAGAAAATTTAATTAATAATTTAATGATTCTATCTAAGCCAAAAGGAATTGTTGAGGCGGAGAGGTCGGAAGAACTAAATAAAGTTGCTACTGCATTAGATATAGATTTTTTAAAGTTTGATGATTTAAACATAGATTTCTTAGCAGAAGAAGAGGATACTTGGAAAACTGCTCTAGATACTGATTTTTTAGACCAAAACTTTTTAGGTAACATTTTAGACCAATTAAACTTACAATTAGCACTACAAATGAGAAGTGAGTTTGAGAAGCAGAAGAAGATAGGAGACTTAAAACTAGGTAAAGATTCAGAAACAGGAATAACTTTACTAGATGAAGACCCAGAGTGGTACTGGCATAGAGAAGCCGCAAGTGGTAGCGTTATAGAATTTAGACTTGAAAAAGCAAACAGTTATATAATGAATATCCAACAAGGAGATTTCGAGTTAATCGATTTTGAGTTAGGAGGCACAGAAAGTGAAATCACTATTATTCAAAGTCAGTAGTATTTTATTATGCCTTAATGTGTATGCAGGTAACGAGATATATATTACTCAAGTTGGTACAAGTAATGATTTTACACTCGATGTGTTACAAGAGGGAGACGATAACGAAATTCGTTTATCCGTTTCTCATGATGATAATACCCTTGAATTTGACCAGGTGGGAGATAATAACACTATAAGTTGGGTGTCGTACTGGGGTTCCGGCTTAAGCTGGGGCGGCGACTTAGATGGTTCAGGTAATACTTTAAAGTTTGAACAATTTAATACTACTGGTACAGATGAAAACAAAATAGGGTTTCATATACCAACTAACGATAATACTGTACATGTTTGTCAGGGTAAAACATTTGATAACTCAGCGGATACAACTTGTGAATCAACAACATCATCTGAATATGGTGGGCATACAATTAATATAGACCTTCATTCTGGAAATACAGATTTAAAAGGCTCACAAGAAACTGGTACAGGTAACGCAGACCACTATGCTCAAGTTTATACTTATGGTGGTGATAATAATGATATTTTCTTTAAACAGTCTGGCAACGGAGATAAGTGGTTATCATTAATAGTTAGAACGGATAATGGTGAACAAGAAATTATACAAGCCGGTAATGGCGACCATACAGCAACTGTAGATTTAACAGGGTCTTATACAACAGATTTATCCTTGACACAAAATAGTGGCTCAGATAAAACATATACATTAACTAATAATTGTCAGACATCTTCTGGGTGCGACATTACAGTAACACAGGAATAGGAGAAAGAATGTTTGAAGATACTTTATGGATTTATACCGGTATAGCAGGGGCAATATTAGGAGCCGCTGTCTTATTTTATGTTAGAGATACTAGGATAGGACTTTGGGGATACTCTAAATTCGATGGATTAGTAGATTATTTAAGAGATAGATACGGATGGACTTGGTTAAACCAAGACCCCAATGCTTGGAAAAAGGTAAATCCTAAAATTGCAAAGAAGATTGAAGAAGTAGAGCAAAGGATTAAAATACTAGAGGAGAAACTATAATGAGAAATAAAAAACTAAATATAGTTGACGATACACTTAAAAAAGTCAATAAGAACAAAGGTATGATATCACACATAGGACTAATTGCGTTCAGTTTAATAGCTATCAACGCAACAGCCTTAGTTGGTATAGTAGCTTGGGGGACACTAGCATATGGTATTTATGCAGCTTATAAGGAGTGGGGAGATACATAATGAGGATAAGAGATTTAAACTTAAAAGGACGAAGCTTATTATTTGCGAAATTAGCAGCTGATTCCTACGCAAAAGAATCGATAGTTAAAGAGCTTGGGCAGATCCTAGGGTTCACAAGTGTCAAATTTTATAACTTAAAAGGAGCACAGGCTTATAGATTTGAAAACGAAACAGATATTGTTATAGCTTGTAGAGGCACGCAACCTGATCAGTTTAATGACTTATCGGCAGATTTAAAAGCCTTCCCCGTAAAGGCAGAAACTTGCTCTAGGGTACATAGAGGATTTAAAGCTGAGGTAGATGAATTATGGCCTGAGGTAAGTAACGACCTACAACATGTACATAAAGAGTTGTGGTTCTGTGGTCATAGTTTAGGAGCTGCAATGGCTACTATAATGGCTTCTCGTTGCTACCTTGATTGGGGGTTCCCAGACCCACAGGAGTTATACACCTACGGTTCCCCTCGAGTTGGTTGGCCTGGGTATGTTGACTCATTAAAAGTAAAACATATTCGTTGGCAAAACAACAATGATATAGTAACTCGAGTACCTCTAAGAATAATGAATTATAAACACCATGGAAAACTACACTACATTACTAGTAAGGGGAAAATATCTATCACTAAGATGTCTTTCTGGCCTAAATTTAAAGATAGATTTCATGGACTATGGTTAGGAATAACAAAGGGGCAGATGGATAGTTTTTCAGACCATGCTATGTCCGATTATATAGAACACTTAACCAGATGGAATAAACCATATTAACGAAAAATAAACGTAAAAGAATGTTGTAAGGCACTGTTTCCTAAAGATATAAGGAGAAATCAAAATGGAAATAGGCTATGCCTTAAATACGTTGTATTTTCTAGTATCTGCAGTCTTAGTGATGTGGATGGCAGCTGGATTTACAATGTTAGAAGCAGGATCAGTTCGTTCAAAGAACGTAACTGAAATCCTCATAAAAAATGTTGCACTGTATAGTGTGGCATCAATAACCTTCTTGTTAGTAGGTTACGAATTAATGTACGGAGGGTGGAATGCCCCAGAAGACCACGCATTGATGAGTGACTTTTTCTTTCAAGTTGTGTTTGTCGCAACAGCAATGTCAATAGTTTCAGGCGCTGTTGCTGAAAGAAAGAAACTGTGGTCATTCCTGGCCTTTGCTGCAATTTTCACAGCAGTAATTTACCCAATCCAAGGTTCTTGGAGTTGGGGCGGGGGTTGGCTAAGTGAACTAGGATTCTTCGATTTCGCAGGATCTGGTATTGTTCACATGGCAGGAGCTGCCGCAGCTTTAGCAGCTGTACTACTCATAGGCCCAAGGAAAGGTAAGTACGATGAAAAAGGCAACCCGGTTGCTATTCATGGTTCCAGTTCAACACAAGTTGCACTAGGAACACTTATTCTTTGGATGGGTTGGTTTGGATTTAATGGTGGTTCACAGTTAAGTATTTTAGGTTTGGATAATGCTAACGCAGTATCTCAAATATTCGTAAATACAAACACTGCAGCCGCTGCAGGATTATTAAGTGCAATGGTGTACTCTAAACTTTGGTTAAAGAAGACCATTTTGAATGTTACTCTTAACGGTGCATTAGCGGGGTTAGTTGTTATTACAGCCGACCCATTAACACCAAGTCCTGAAGTTGCCATATTGTATGGTGCTTTAGGTGGATTGATTATTCCAGTTTCTATGTCTTTATTAGAAAAATGGGGTATTGATGATCCAGTTGGTGCAATCTCCGTTCATGGTGTCGCAGGTATTATAGGCTTATTATTAGTGCCAATTTTAAATACCGATGCTACACTTTATGGACAGTTGATTGGAACAGGAGCAATCTTCGGATTTGTATTCTTGTTATCGCTATTTGTATGGCAGATTCTTAAACTAACGATTGGTTTAAGAGTAGGAGAAGAAGAGGAACTTGCAGGTTCAGATATGTGGGAGACAGGGTCTCTAGCGTATCCAGAATTTATGACAAGTAAATAACATAATAAAGAGTGCCTTACAACATTTTAATTAACAGGCGAGACCCGCAGGACAAAATAGAGGAGAAAAATATGAACCCAAATGACTTCGGAATACAAATAGCAGATTTAATAACCCCTTTTATAACAATGATGGTGGGAATTATTGTTGCTTTATGGGTGAAGGATTTTGCGGTAAAAGTAGCTGCTGGGTTAAGTTTTAAATACTTTGGGCCTTTCAAAGAAGGAGACCTTGTGCAGTTGGATGGTAAGAAAGCTATGGTTATCAAAATAGGTTTAATGATGACGGTATTCGGACATAAAGACACTGAGCAGGGTTATATTTGGAGGTATGTGCCTAATAATAAAATATCGGGGTTAAAGCTGGGAAAAGCAGTTTCAAACCATAGAAAGGAACCAAACCCCTAAACAGTACTAAATTAACTACCTAAGAAATATGCCACTTGACTTTTTGTTAAAGTCTGGTATAATTTTAAATTGTCAAGATGACAAAAGTTGAGATAGGAGATATTTTATGGTAGAAAAAGTAACAGGCTGGATAAACTCCGCTACACAAGCGGGAGTGGCATTAATTGCTTTAACAATTGTTTTACAAGTAATCTTCGGGAACACAGTCCCGTTCCTAGGTGGAGACGTTGTTGGTGCTATCACTAGCATTATTCACGGACTAGGAGACGCAGGTTTAGTAGGCTTATTGTCAGCAGCAATAGTGTATAAATTATTCACTAGCGATTAACTAAGTTTAAGGTCATTATTGAAAAGCCTTACTACTTAGTAGGGCTTTTTTATTGTTTGTAATATAGGAAAATAATAATGTTAGAAGTAAGTAGAGATAATATAGGAACAGAAGCACTTAAGGAATACACTAAAGAAAGCAGGTTTATAAAACTTCCTATACTTCAGTATTTAGACCTACTAGGGGTTAACCCTATAAGGTCTCAAATTGCATTAATAAATGCAGTCAATTCTCCTGACTACAGATTCATTGTAGCAGCTTTATCCAGACGACAAGGAAAAACTTATATATCCAATATCATTGGACAACTAGTAGCGTTAGTACCAAATATTAATGTATTAATAATGAGTCCAAACTACGCTCTTTCACAAATATCCTTTGACCTACAAAGGAGTTTAATTAAGCACTTCGATTTGGAAGTAGCTAAAGATAATGCAAAAGACAAGGTAATAGAGTTAACCAATGGAAGTACTATTAGAATGGGATCAGTTAATCAAGTCGATAGCACCGTTGGTAGGAGTTATGATCTTATTATATTTGATGAAGCGGCACTAGGAGATGGCGGTAAAGACGCTTTCAATGTTGCACTTCGTCCTACTTTAGACAAGCCCCAAAGCAAGTGTATATTTATATCCACCCCTCGTGGACGTAATAACTGGTTTTCAGAGTTTTATCAAAGGGGTTATAGTGATGAGTATGACAACTGGATATCTATCCGAGCCAGCTATCATGAAAACCCTCGCTTTAGTGAGAAAGATATTGAAGATGCTAAATCTGGCATGTCTAAAGCAGAATTTAATCAAGAGTACTTAGCTGACTTTAATACTTTTGAAGGTCAAGTATGGGACTTTAATTACGAAGAATGTGTTGCTAATTTAGAAGAGTTAGATACTTCTAAGTTTGAGATTTTTGCTGGACTTGACGTCGGTTATCGTGACCCTACCGCTTTTTGTGTGATTGGTTATGATTGGGAAGATAAAAAGTACTACGTATTAGAGGAGTACATGGAAGCAGAGAAGACGACTGAGCAGCATGCTGTAATAATGCAGGCACTAATTGATAAGTGGGATATTGATGCTATTTATATCGATTCAGCGGCGCAACAAATGAGATTTGACTTAGCGCAGGAATATGACATTTCTACTATTAACGCAACAAAAAGCGTATTAGATGGTATTGCTTCAGTAGCTACTATAGTAGATAATGATAGGTTAATAGTAGATCAAAGATGCAAGAACACGCTTTCCTCTTTAGATCAATATCAATGGAATCCTAATGTTAATTTAATAACAGAGAAACCTGTGCATAATATGGCTTCGCATATGGCAGATGCTTTAAGGTACGCTCTTTATACCTTCGTAGCATCCGAAATCACTTTTTAAGTATATTTTTATAAATGAAATTTCTTGATACAGCAAAATAATCTTATGACCAACGAAAAATTCCTCTTGACTTTTAGCTATAATTTTGATATAATTATCCAAATACAGAAAATTTGTAAGAAAAATACTTTATGAGTGAACTCAAACGTGATAAAATAAAATACATTAGAGATCGCGCTAAGAGTGCATACGTAAAGGACGAAGAATGTTACATCTGTGGCGGAGATAAAGAATTGGACTTTCACCATTTCTTTAGTGTAACAGAACTTCTTAATAAGTGGATTAAAGAAAAGAACCTCGTTGTATTGACGGCCGAAGATATGATGGGTATTAGAGATGAGTTTATTGATATACATCATAAAGAAATTTATGATGACACAGTTACTCTCTGTCATACGCATCACTTAAAACTTCACTCGATATACGGGAAGAAGCCTTCTTTAATTACTGGCCCCAAGCAGAAACGCTGGGTTAATAAAAGAAGAGAAAAAGAATATGGGAATGTTACAAAGATTGGGGCTACGTAAGTTAAACCCTTCACAACCTCGAATAGCTGACGACCAAGGACTACAAGGCTCCCAACAGTTTTCAGTACCTTTTGAGAGAGCTTTTGAAAAGTTAGAAGTTGTCAACAGAGGCATAAATATGTTAGTTGATGCTTCTTCTCAAATTAGTGTAGATGTAGGCGACAAAGAAGCTTTCCCAGGTATAGCCACTATTAGGCATAAAAAGTTATTTACCTTACTAAACAGACACCCTAATCCGTTTCAAAATGCGGATTCGTTTAGAAGGAACATCTACTTAGACCTACTACTAGATGGCAATTGTTTTATGTACTACGATGGGGCGCATTTATACCACTTACCCGCCAGTAATGTGGTGATACACCCAGACAAGAAAACATTTATTAAAGGATATGAATACGGCGACATTAAATATAAGCCCGAAGAAATAATTCATATCCAAGATAACTCCTCAAAATCTATATATAGAGGAACTTCCCGATTAATATCAGCAAAAGATTCAATTAGTTTGTTGTATAGTATGAGGGATTTCCAGGGCAACTTCTTTAAAAACGGAGCAGTCCCCGGTCTTGTACTAAAGAGTCCAAATACTCTTAGTACTAAAGTCAAAGAAAGATTGATTAATTCTTGGGCGCAGAGATACAATCCTAAAAATGGAGGTCGCAGACCTTTAGTTTTGGATGGCGGCCTAGAGATTGATAGTATGTCTGATGTTGACTTTAAAAAATTAGATTTTGAAGAATCTGTGAGTAACTTAGAGAGTACAGTGCTCAAAGTTTTAGGAATTCCACCGATATTATTAGAAGGTGGAAATAATGCAAATATTAGACCTAATCACAGATTGATGTATCAAGAAACCGTTCTGCCTTTAGTTAGAAAAGTAATTAATGGGCTAGAGCGATATTTTGGTTATGACCTTGCCGCAGTACTAGAAGACCTCTCGCCTTTACAGCCAGAGTTAGAAGATAAAGCAAAATATTACAGCACTTTAGTAAATGGGGGTATTCTTACTCCAAATGAAGCTAGAGAAGCATTAAGATTAGAGAAGATAGACGGTCATGACGACATACGCATACCAGCCAATGTGGCAGGTAGTGCAGGCAATCCTTCTGAGGGCGGAAAACCTCAGGACGAAGAGGAAGAAGAAAATAATGAATAAAAAGTTTGAAATAAACTCATTATTTAATGTTGTTGAAAAAGAAGCATCTGATGATTCTGTTTTAACAATAAAAGGTTATGCGAATACTGTATCCAAGGACCGAGCGGGCGATGTAATTGTCAAAGAGGCTTGGGAAAAAGGAGCTATGGATGATTATCTAAAGAATCCTATTGTTCTGGCTTTTCATGACTACTCCCGTCCTGTCGGTACAACTATTAGTCACAGTGTGACGGATAGGGGCTTGGAAATTGTTGCTGAAATAAGTAAAGCTGCAGGTGAGGTGTACAACCTAATTAAAGATGGTGTTTTAAAAACATTCAGTGTAGGCTTTAGCATTAAAGATGCAGACTACGACAGGGGAGAGGATACTTTCTTCATTAAAGATTTATCTTTATATGAAATAAGTGTGGTTTCTGTTCCCGCAAATCAAGATTCTACATTTTCTCTAGCGAAATCATTTGATAGCGAGGAAGCCTATAAAGCTTTCAAACAATCTTATGCTCCAAAGGTTCAAGAACCTAAGGAAGTTAAAGAAGAAGTAGAAGTTAATAAAATAATTGAGAAGACACCTTCTCAGGATAATATTCTTAAGGACATAGACATGACACAAGAAGAAATACAAGAGGCTATGGAGCAAACAGCTCAAAAAGCTGTTGACACATATAAGGCTGAAGTCGCTGAGAAGGAACAAACTCTTAAAGCTGAAGCTGAATTAAATAGCCTAAAAGTGGGTAAAACCCAAGCAGATAAAGTCGCAGAGGCTTTAGAAGCAAAGATTAAGGACAATGACGATAACTATTCGAAAGCAATAGAAGAAATGTCATCTGAACTTAAAAACGCAAAAGAAGAGTTAGCCGCAAGAGCTAATTCAAAGATGCAGTTTTCTGAAGCAGGTTCGAATGAGCCTACAGCAGATGAACTTAATGCTGCGTACATTACATCAAAAATTACTGGTAAGAGTGTTGACCAATTAGACTTCGGTAAGAAACTAATTGAAAAAGCAACTCGTTGGGCAGACACAGATTGGGAAACTACTTGGAATAGCAATATTTTCCAAGGTATTCAAAATCGTGTAGTTGTTGAGCCTATATTCCAACAAATTGCGATGAATGCACGTGTAATGAACTTCCCGTTTAACCCAGATACTGGCGCAGACGCTACTTGGGTAGCTTCTGGTGCACTGAATGACGGTGATAACGTTGGTACAGCATTTAACGATACTTCATCTGGTACTACTCAGGCGCACGGCTTAACAGAGGTCACACTGACCGCTCATAAGCTTGCAACTCGTGAGTACATTGGTTATGAAGAGGATGAAGATTCACTAATTCCTATTGCAGGTATTGTTCGTGATGCAATCGTTCGTAGAATGGCACGCACATCTGATGCTTCAATTCTAGGTACTGGTCAAGCAGCTCCTTTTACTGAATTAGAAGAGTTAGCAGGTGGTCATAGTGGTAACACTGTAACTACTGGTAGCACAACTGACCTATTCTTAAAAGCTGAGCTTCACACAGCTCGTACAAACATGGGACAGTGGGGACATAACCCTGCAGACCTAGTTTTATTTTTGAGTCAAGCACAGTACTACAGCTTAGTAACTGATTCTGATGTTACTACTGTTGATAAGTATGGTGATAACGCTACAATTTTAACTGGTGAGCTTGGTAAACTTTATGGTATCCCTCTAGTTGTTTCTGACGCTTTCGAAGCGGCAGGTGCATCTGCAGCATTGGGTATCTTAGTTAACCCTCAAAACTACCTAATCGGTAATCATAGAGGCTTAACAATTGAAATGGCTACTGATGTAGTTGCTCAACAAAGAGCAATCGTTGCGACTCGTCGCTTTGGCTTTATAGCTAAAGAGGCTGGAGCAGCAGGTAAAGCTTCAATGGCTTTAATCAAGACAGCAGCTAGCTAATAACATAAGTTAGTACTAAAACTGGCGGGGCAACTCGCCGGTTTTTACAAGTATTTGGGAAATAGAGAATGGCAGATTTAGTTGATGTTAGTGATTATAAAACGTACGCAGGAATAAACAGTAGTACTCGTGATTCGGCTATAAACACACTAAAGTCCCAGGTTAGTACGCTTATTAAAACATACTGTGGTCGTAGTTTTTTAGACTACTACTCAACGGAAAAGACAGAATATTTTGACATTGTTCACGGTGAATCTTCTATCTTTCCTACTGAGCTTCCTATCAAGGAAGTTGTTCAGTTATACGAGCGTAACAGCTCAAAAACAGATAAACAAACCGTCGAACTAAACCTCGCAGATAGTAACAATTACTATCTCTTGAGCTCTGGTAGTGCACAATGTTCACTTTCAACAAAAACTACAGAAACAACTTGTATTAATAATGATACCTTTACGGGATCAGGTTTAAATGACTTAACAATCACTGGATACAACGCAAATACGTCGTCAGGTGAAGTTGGACGAAGTTATAAGATACAAATTGATAGTACAGGAACTCCTGACACGTTTAAGTGGTCTAGGGATGGTGGTTCTAATTGGAAGGCAACTAGCGTAGCAATAACAGGCTCTAGTCAAATTTTAGAAGGAGACGTTGCTGTAACCTTCAACGCTACAACAGGACATACAAGTGGAAACAATTGGGCTTTCACTGCAGAAAGATGGACTGGCGAATGTAGCAACACCTCATATACAACTCAAGCAACTTGTGAAGCAGCTGGTGAATACTGGACTGCGGATAGAGATTATGAATTAGATGCTGAAAGTCAAGAAGTTCTTCGTACAAGAGGTTCTTTTCCTACAGGTGTCAAATCAGTTAAGCTAGTATATACAGGTGGATATTCTTCTGTTCCAGGAGATTTGAAGTTAGCAGTATATGATTTAATTACTTATTATTTAAAGAAAGAAGCGACTCCCGCTAAATCAATGCCTGGCTCAGAAATTAAAAATGTAACAAAGAGTCAGACACTCCATTCAGAATTCCCTCCACACATAAAGCGTATCTTGGAGCATTATAGGCATATAAGCTAATG